AACGCCTATAACGGCTAATATCCAAGACCACATAAACTACCCTACATGTAAGGGCATTATGGCGTCACAAGGGCATACAATGGCTTCTGGAAGGTCGTGTACCGATGTCTCAATAGTGATTACGGTTTTGCATTCTGGACAAGAATAAGAGTTTTTAGTCATGAATCAATCATACCACATCTGTATTGTTTAGAATATTTGTTTGAATAGCCAACAATCCATCATTAATAATTTTATTTCTTATTCTTTCCTGTTGTCTTTCAAATTTAGATAAATGTTTTTTATTTAATTTTCTTTTAATATTTTTGGTATGTCTTTTTTGTGTCATTATCCTTGATAATAATTCTTTGCGTGTAGTTTGCAAACACCAGTAACGATAAAATCTTTTTCATTTAAAATAACATCATCATATTTAGATTCATTGTCACAGTAAAAACATTTTTCTTTCATAATTTAATTATACCATTATACACAATCTGGGGTGTCCCAATAAGCCTTGCCAAACTCATCATAATCATCCCAACCAGCACCATTCATATCGTCTATCATTCCTTTGATGTCAAGTTGATAATATGTACCCCACAACTCATAAGGCTTGTTAAGATACTTCCACATTTTTGCGTGGTACTTAAATTTAAAGCCTAAATTATTATCTTCATCTAAATCAATAGCCTTAACTAAATGATTACCAGCATAGCCACCAAGAAAATTACCTATCCATCGTAATGGAAGTATCTTGGTCTTTTCAATCTTTGTTGTTCTTGTCATCTTTAGGCACCCATACTTTCTTTCCATCTTTCCACACAGGCCAATAGCCAAGACTGCGCCAGTCCATATTCATAATCTTTGGCTCTTTCATAATGCATTAATCATAGCATTTAATGGTAAATAAGTCAAGCCTTGTTCATATTTTTTTCATATAAATTATAAAAAAATTCTGAAAAATGATATTGAAAATGAATACCTGGATGAGCATAATCAGTTGTTTTTTTACCGTTTATTACAGAATAGTCAGAACCTCTATTCCAACATAAGTTATTTCTTAATTTAGATTTATGATCTGATTTACAGGCTTCGTATATAAATGTATTAGCAGTTTTTTTCATGCCATGTGGGAAAAAAGATACAAAATTTTTTAATTTAAAGTTTTCAATTTTAAGTAATTTATCCATTATCATATTGCTTCCTATATCCCATGTTGTCCAAAATAACTGTATGTTGTTTGATAAACAAAATGCTTCTAATGTGTAAATAGCATTTATGGAATTTAATATCAATTGATGTGGTGATGTATAATCTTCTATATATTTTTTATTTTCTATTTCCATTAATAAAGAATCTTCGTGCAAACTTACTTTTGGATTGCAAAAAGTAAAACCTAAATGATCATCTTCTAAGTCAGGGTTAAATTCTCTTTTTGATTTATAAAACTCTTTATCTTCTACAACAAAACTTCTAAAAAAATCTGGAAATAAACAAAAAATTTGCTTTGGCATTTTATTATTTAAACAATAATTAATTATATCAATGCAAATAGTTTGTGCAGATGCTCCAGGACTTCCTAGATTCATTATATTTTTATTAATTTTATCACCTAAAAGTTTAGGCCATGTTCCTGATTCTGGAATACCTATACCAAAAGTTATAGAGCATCCAGATCCTAAAATTTCTACATTTTCTTTAACTTCTCCACGCAACCCAAAACTATTAATAAAATATCCATTATGCTCATCTACTGTACCAACATCAATTCCTTTTTTTATATTTTTTACAGAATAAATATCTTTTGTATTTCCAGAAATTGTTCCAAATCTATTTATATGTGAAAAAGACTTTTTTAAATACCAAGCATTGTCTTCGTTATAGTCATAAAAACTTAAAATGTTTTTTGTTAAAGATTTCATAATATTCCAATCATTTTTTTAATTTGTATTTTTATTTTCTTTGCATTTTGGGCATTGCGTAGTTGGTTTATGCGTATATTGCGGAACATAAAAAGTTAGACCACAAATAAAACACAATACTTGAAGATTTGTCATATATTAATTATACACCAACTAATTAAACTCAAACCAAAAGGGTATTGTATATCTGCTTCCAAAAGTTATAACCTTTACCTCATGTGGGTAGTTAATGTTTCCAGGAAAAATAATCAAATCTCCAGTTTTTGGTTTTATTGAAATTTTTTGTTGTGGAAACTCAATCTCGCCACCTTCGTAATCATCATTTAAATATATTAAGCCCGACATGTGATGATTTTCTGTAACTCCAGTTCCATCTTTGCGTAAGGTATAAGTGTCATCTGAATGCATGGCCATTTTTGATCCAGCATCCCATCTTACAATACTTCCAAAAGATTTATTTTTTACTTTAATGTCATATTCTTTTTCCACAATAGATCTAACAATAATTTTATATTTAGTAAATTCATTTATATTTGGCATTTTAAAACTACTATTCCAAGAAACTGGATTCATTTTTTCATCAAATTGAGTTGGAGCAACACTTTCATCTATATCTTTAGTATAATTTATAAATTTTTTACAATCTTCTTTAGAAACAAAACTATTAATTATTTTTATATTGTCTACACTGTTTCCTATTTTTTCAAGATTATCCTCATATGATTGAGATCTTTTGATGTTTTTTTTCATTAAATAAAATCAAACCAAATAGGCATAATATATCTTGATCCATTTGCAGGAGCAACATGATACCAATAATGAATATTTCCAGGGAATAGAACTAAATCGCCAGTCTTTGGTTTAAAAGACAGACCTTGATTAATAAAAGATAGTTCCCCACCATCATAGTCATCATTAAGATAAACCCAACCTGCTATGTGATTTGAATCCTTATGTCCTAAATCATCTATTGGTACTATTGGGCTATTGTTGTGTAACCATTGAGCAAAGCGAGAGTTCCTTGGTTTTAATTTTACATTATATTCTGATTCCACCAAAGATTTAATTTTAGGAATATATTTCTCTGAATAATCAAGTGAATCGTAATACAACAAAGATAAAGTGGGTTTTCCATTATTATCGGGCTGAAGTGGACGGTTATTGCTTGTTTCTGTCTCTTTAATTAAGTTTATAATATTTTCACACTCTTCTTTGCTTAAATAATTATTAAATATTTTTACATTATTGGGGTTGTTTCCAATACTAGCAAAATTTTTTATAGTCAGTTCAGAGTACTTAATCTTTTTGTGCTCAGGCAATACAATGTCATTAAAGTTTTTTACTAGTTCTAGCAATCGACCAATGTCCTCCTGATCAGTGTGAATCATAAAATCATAAATGCCAAATTGCTGAGATAGTTGTCTTATTTGTCTAACAACATCGTGCATTGAACCTTTTACATGATGATGCTGTTGTCTAACTGGTGCATTTTTATCATACTTAATATTCTTTTCATCATCTGGATGGTTCATGATAAGCGGGTCAAGAATAAGAATTGGCTTTACATGATCAAGATCAATTTTTTTAAACTGTTCTTTAAATAGTAAGTTGTCATCTACATATATATATTCACAATGTTTGTTTGCAATACCAATTGTTGTATCTGAAGAACCAACAACTGCCATGTGTGTTTTATGTTGATGCCTTTTCATTAAATCCATAACTTTGTCCATCCAAACTGCAGATACGGCTACTCTTTTTTCAAGGGTATCAATTAAGGATGAGTCATGCATGTAGTGATCTAGTACTAATTTTTCTGAAGGTCCATTACCTTCATCTCCCCATCTTCCAGCAACAAGGTTTACGCCAATTCTTCCAGGAGCAAAACGATTAAGTGTTTCACAAATTTTAGCAGCATAGTCTGGGCTTACTCCATATGCTGGTAAAGCAATTGTCATCTGTAACTGATTTGTTTTTTGTAGTGCCTCTTGAATAACTAAAGAAAAATCAATACCTCCTGGACCATAAGGCAGCAAAACAGATTTTACATTAGCACTATCTAATTCTTGAGCCATTTTAAGAATTCCACTAAGGTCTAAATTTTCAATACTATCATTTATTTGCCAATGTCTTCTCCACATCCAGTGAAATGTTATGGGCTTGTTTTTGTTATCCATTTTTTATTACTCTTCCTTTTGTTTTAAACCAAGAACCTATCTTGGATTGTGCTACTTTGACTCTTAAAAGTTCTCCAAATGTTTCATGATATATATCTGAACCAAGATACTCCTGTCCAGTTTCAAGATCAATTAATTTCCATTTCCCTGGTGCTTTTGTATGTAGTATTAAATCAATAGGGTAGTCATAATCATTAACCTCAGACCCATCCAAAAGTTTTCTTTTTTTAATGTTTTCTGTCATATTTAAACTATCGTAAACCAAATAGGAAGTGTGTATCTAATTCCAGAAATAACCTCTTTGACTTCATGTGCGTAATGCATATTTCCAGGAAATATCAAAAGATCTCCAATTTTAGGTTTTATAGTGATGCCATGTGTAGCAAAACTAATTTCTCCGCCTTCGTAATCATCATTTAAATAGATGAGCGTTGGTATGTGGTTATCAGTAATGTAGCCTAAATCATCTACATGCAATGTTAACTTGGTACCTTTTTCCCATTTGGCTATACTTAGTTGAGGTTCTTTTGGCTTTATACGATCAAAACTGTATAGTTTGATTATCTCAGAAGCAACTCTACGCCTAATTTCAAACCTATCTTCTATTCCAGTATATATGTGCATCCAATTTATAGCATTACCAAAATTGTCTTTTTGTGATTCAAAACTAACTTTTTTATTTTCATCAACATTATTTAGTAAGTATTCAATTTCTTTATTTGACAAAAAATTTGGAATTAGTTTTATGTTGTCTGATGAATTGCCAACTTTTTCAAAAAATTCGTTATAGGAGTTCATCCTCTCAATTTCACCTGGATCGTGACCCACTGGTATATTATTTACTATGTATGCCATATAATCATTATACACCATACTAAATAAAGTATAATATACTTATGAATGAGGCTATACTTTACATATTGTATAGTCCAATCCATAATGCTGTTAAAGTAGGCATATCAGATATATCAGGAAAAAGATTTGCAAAACACAAAACTAAAGGTTGGCTACTTGTTTCATACTGGCATTTTTTTGAAGGGGATAAGGCAAGATCTATAG